GATCCAAGCCGAGGCCAGCGCCGCGCTCGTGCTGCAAGGCACCACTGCTGGTCTGCTGAGCAAGGAGACAGCCTTCGCCGAATGGCAGCGCCGCGGCATCATCTCTGGCGATCTGGACTACGAAGAGGAGCAGGACCGAATCGAGCAGGAGGGTCCGCCGCAAGGCAACGTCGATCCAGTCACCGGCCTGCCCTACGACAAGCCGCTCGCGCCGAAAGACCCGGACGCGCCGAAGGGCAAGATCGACCCGCACACCGGCCTGCCATACGACAAGCCGGCTGATCCCGTTGCAATGGCGAGGGCTAAGGGAGTCAAGGCATGACCTTCGACCCATCCAAGCATCCAAGAAGGCCAGCGGGCACACCGCAGGGAGGGGAGTGGTTCGACGCCGAGACCGATAACCTATTTGCCCGGATGCAAGGCTTCAAGACAAATGGCGACGTGGTGCGAGATTGGCTGAAGCGGACATTCAATGGAAGTGGGCCGGATGCCAATGGCAAGTATGTCTTCTATCACGGCACCCCGAAGAGCAACAAGCTCGACTTCCTACGAGCTGGTTCGCTGCTGGAGACTGACCCGGAGAGTGCGGCGCATCTTGCTGGCCGCGACAGAGGTCTGACCAGGGGCCAAGTCGTAGTGCATAGAGTTTTGGTTGGCGAGAGGGATATTCATGTTGGTCATTGGGCGTCTCTCAGGGGCAACCACAAGCTGACGGGGCTCCTATCAATCGCCCCAAAGCACAAGCCGAAGAAGTAGATGCCACAGCGCCGCCAGCTCGCCGCCATCGGCCACGCCGTCGATGTCAGCGCCTACAGCAACTATGTGGCGGCGCGGATCATGCGCTACCTGGACTCGGTCGATGCCGATCTGTTTCGGGCTATCGCTGAGGCCCTGGACTCGATGCCGGTGTCGAGCTTCAACATGCGCCGGCTTCAGGCCCTACTGGCGTCTGTGCGCGCGATCAACACCAACGCCTACACACTGTCCGGTGAGATTCTCGAATCGGAGATGGCTGGGTTCCTGCAAGCCGAGATTGCATTCAACACCCGAGTCATCGCGGCCGCCGGAGTGGAGGCAAGGCTGATCACCGCCGAGCAGGCATGGGCCGCGGCGACCCGACAGCCCATCCGTGGGCGCTTGATGAGGCAATGGGTCGCTACCCTAGCCGAGGGCCGCGCAAATCGCATCCAGCAGACCCTGGCCATCGCCTACACCGAGGGCAAGACGATCCCCGAGATGACGCGGCTGTTGCGCGGCACGAAGGCTGCCGGCTACGCTGACGGGTTGCTCCAGATCGACCGCAGGGCGGCAGAGGCAGTCGCCCGCACGACGACCCAGCACTTCGCATCGTCGGCTCGGGATCAGGTATTCGAGAAGAACAAGGACCGCATCGACTACATCGTGTGGCTAAGTGTGCTCGACACGCGCACGAGCGACATCTGCCAGATTCGCGATGGCGAGCACTACACCGTGGATGGCAAGCCCATCGGGCACGACCTGCCGTGGCTGGGTGGCCCGGGCAAGGCCCACTGGAACTGCCGCTCGACCGCCTACGCCGAGACCAAAGACAAGGTGCTCGACCTGAGCAAAGGCCGCGTGCGCTCTTCGATGGACGGCCCGGTCAGTGGCAAGGTCACGTTCGCAGACTGGATCGAGAAGCAGACAGCCGAGAGGCAGCGTGAGGTGCTCGGCGCGTCGAGGGCTCGACTGATGCGCGAGGGCCACTACAAGCTGGAGCAGTTCTACACCAACAGCGGCCGGCTGCTGAACCTTGAGCAGTTGCGCGCCAAAGACGAACAGACGTTCGCGGAGCTTGGGTTGTGAACAACCTGTGGACCCGCGCTATACAATCCGGTTGTGCACACATCGACAACCAGAACCCAATGCTCAAGTTCGGCCACGACTGGTTTGCTTGCCGGAAGCGATGACGCGACGCCGGATAGCCACAAGCTGTTCGGCGTTTGCGTTTGAGGGCTTGACACTGCGCTGCTGCAACCAATCCAAGAAGCGCAGACGGCAAAAAGCCTCTTGCTACTGCACTGAAGGCGCATCAGCTAGGGCTAGGTGCGCTCCTCCGCCTGGGTAATGGCGCGTATCATCGCTGCACTCACCAACCCTCTGCGGAGCTGGACCATGAAGCGCAAGAAGCCGATGCCGATGCCACCCGGAAAAGGCGGCAAGAAGAAGTGCTGATTCGTGACGTACAACCCGAATCAGAAGCGTGTTCCCAAGGGGTCAGGTGACCCGAGTGGAGAGTGGACAAATGGACAAACAGGAAGAGCGGCGGATTCAGGACAGAGTGGACAAGCTGATGATGGAGCGGTCCCGAGTTACGGCACCCCTACCGAAGGTGCCGTCGAAGTCGATGCGTATCACTTCTCCCGCGAAGACCGAGAAGCGTTAGTCAGCGGGTACTACGGGTCCGGTGCCCGCGGCATCGAGAGTGAACGGCTGAGGGACGCTGACCCGAGGATCAGGCACCGAATCTACTTCTACGTAGACCAGGGCGGGGGAGTGCAGCCCGAGAGCACGGTCGGAGTGCGGGGCCACCGGGTCAAGCTGCGCAACCTGTACGACCCAGCGAGCGACGGCCACGCGATCTGGCGCAGGGGCCACGACGCCAATTCCTCAGAGCTTGCCGTGCATCTTGCCGGGTACGACGGGTACTACATCCGAGACTACCTCAGACGAGCCAGCGGGCACCCATTCGGTGTTGCCATCCTCCTCGGCCCGCGCGCCGTCCCCGTGAAGAAGGTTGGCTCCTGGAGGGGCAACGGCTTCACCAAGCCATCCCCGATAGAGGCCCCCGTGAAGAACCCGCTGCACTATCAGCGCTTCCCGTACATGGGCAAATCATGAGCACGTTCAACGAAGACGATCACCCGCGAGAGCCGGAGGGCGCCCCTGACAGCAAGGGCGGCGAGTTCACTACGCGAATTTCGCACGGGTCCAAGTTCGAGAAGATCAAGAAGCTGGTCAAGTCGCTGGAGGAACCTGACGGCGGGTTCACGTACAACCCTGTCACCGGCAGCGAGCCCAAGGAGGGCTTCGCCGTGTCAGTCTTCGAGGGTAAATCGTGGGCCATCAACGCCAAGGAGCTTAGCTTCGTCAAGCTGGCGCAGTACGTTGACAAGCACCGCGAGACGCTCAAGCTGAAGGGCAACTATTTCGGCGGCTGGCACAACCCTGCGAGCGGGATGATTTTCTTCGACGTGTCTCGTGTTGTTCGCATACACGGAGACGCCAGAAGGCTTGCCAAAGAGCACGATCAGATCGCATACTTCGACCTCGCGCGAGGACGGTCCATCACCGTCAACAAGGACGCCAAATCTGGCGGCGCCGTAGGTGGATCACCATGAAGAAACTTCACCTTCTCAACGACCCGTTCAACGTCAAGAATCTGGCCAAGATGTATGAGGCCATGACCGGGCGCAGGCCGACCCCCGCCGAGATGGCGGAGGCCAAGGCCGTGCTGACGAAGACGCACATCTCGCACCCCGCGAAGAACGAAGTCAAGTAGACATTGCGCGCCGTTGGGAAACGGCTGCACAATACGCTTGCTCACGAAAGTGAGCGCCTACTGTCAAGGCGGGTGGACTCCCAAGCGACTCAATGGGCCGGATGGCCCGCACCCCTGCTGCTGGATGGCGGCGGAAGGCACCAACCATGAAACTGAAGATCGACGCGAACGGAAACGCTGTGCTGGCTGACGGCCCCAACGGAAAGCTCCCTGTCTACGTCCACGAAGACGGCAAGGAAGCGCCATTCGACGCTGCGGCGACGATTGCATCCATTGCGGCCCGGGCTGAGCAATCGACAAGGGTCGAGACGGAAAACAAGGACTTGAAGCTCAAGCTGAAAGCCTTTGCCGACATCAAAGACCCATCGGCTGCGCTGGCAGCATTGAAGACGGTCGAAGACCTGGGCCACAAAAAGCTGGTGGATGCCGGCGAAGTGGACAAGGTCAAGGCTGAAATCGCGAAGGTCTATGACGAGCGCTTGGCGGAAGCCGACGCCGCCATCAATGGGCTGAAGGGCAAGCTCTTCGATCAGGTCGTCGGTGGCGAGTTCTCTCGCTCCAAGAACATCGCTGACAAGTTCGTCATCCCGGCAGACATGGTTCAAGCACGTTTCGGGCAGCATTTCGGCGTCGAGGATGACCGAATCTACGCTACCGACAACACGGGCAATCGCATCTTCAGCCGCACCAATCCTGGCGAGCTTGCCGGGTTCGATGAGGCCCTGATGACGCTCGTGGACCAGTACCCCTACAAGGAGCAAATCCTCAAGGGCTCTGGCGCGTCTGGAAGCGGTGCTCCTCAAGGCGGCGCTGGTGGTGCTGGTGGCAAACGAACCCTCACACGGGCTCAATTCGATGCGCTGGGCGTGGATGAACGCGCCAAGGCCGCAAAGGAAACGACGCTCGTCGACTGACCAACCACTTCTGGAGTTCACCTCATGGGCACGAATACCCTCACCTCACTGATCCCCGACCTGTATCAAGCGATGGACACCGTCGCACGCGAGCTGACGGGGATGATCCCGGCAGTCACCCTGAATGCCAGCGCCGCTCGCGCCGCTGTCAACACCCCGATCCGCTCGTTTGTCGCACCCGCGGCAGCGTCGGAAAACGCCTCGCCGGATCGCTTGCCGCCGGATACCGGCGCACAGGTGATCGGCACCAACACGCTCACGATCACGAAGTCCAAGGTCGTGCCGTTCCAGTGGACGGGTGAAGAGCAGATGCAAGTCGCTCCGGGCCACGGTCACCGCGCCATTGCCCGCGATCAGGTGGCTCAAGCCATCCGCACGCTGGTCAATGAAATCGAGGTTGACACGTATGGCGTGGCCTTCGCAGGCGCTGGTCGTGTGGCCGGTGTTGTGGCTACCAAGGCGTTCAACTCCGGCTTGGGCGACGCCGCTCTGGTCCGCCGCATCCTGGTGGACAACGGCTGCCCGATGGCCGACCTGTCGCTGGTGATCGGGTCGTGGGAAGGCGTCAGTCTGCGCAGCCAAGCGACGTTGCCCAACCTGCTCGACGCGGGTGCTGTGCAACTGCGCGATCAGGGCATCCTGCTGCCCATCTCGGGCTTCAACGTCCGCGAGTCGCAGGCGGTCAAGGTGTCCACTCCGGGCACCACCACGGCGACGATTGACGCTGCGGGCTACCTCAAGGGCTCCACCAGCTTCGTGCTGACGGCTGCGGCTTGCGCGCTGGCGGTTGGGGATGTGGTCACCTTCGCGAGTGACACCAACAACCAATACACCATCACGGGTGGCACGCTGGCCAACGCCGGCACGCTGACGATTGCCGCTCCCGGCATTCGCCTCGCGATGGTCGGTGCCAAGGCGATCACGGTTGTGTCGCTCGCGACCACCAACCACAACCTCGCCTTCCACCGCTCGGCCATCCAGCTCGCGCTGCGGACTCCCGCTGTGCCGGAAGAAGGCGACAGCGCCGACGACCGCACGGTGCTGACCGATCCGCGCACTGGCATCTCGCTTGAGTTCGCGATGTACAAGCAGTACCGTCGCGTCCGCTACGAGGTGGGTGCGGCTTGGGGCGCTGCCGTGATGAAGGGCGATTTCACCGCCAAGCTGATCGGCCTCGCGGGTTGATGAGTCTCCACTGATGCGGTTGCCGCATCTTCGGCCCCGCTCGCCCGCGATGGTGGGCGGGGCGTTTTTCTTCACTAAGGAGCGCAGCTCATCATGGACAAGTTGATTCCCCAAGACGGCTCGGGCGCAAGTCTGACGCGCGGCGGCGGCATCCTCGAAGGCGGGGATGTGGTCGGTCATTACGTTGCCGAGTGCTTCGACAAGGACGGCAACCTCAAGTGGCGCGAGGAGTACGACAACCTCGTGACCGACGTTGGCGCGAAGAAGTGGCTCGACACTGCGTTCAACAACACAGCGATGGGAGCTGTGGTCATGGGCCTGAAGGGCACCGGCACCGCTGTGGTTGCCGACACGCAGGCATCGCACGCGGGTTGGCTGGAGGTT